TTATATTTTTCCACCAGCTAAATATGTTAGTAACTCATCCATTTGTTCATATGACATAAGCTGTTTTGCTTTTGGTAGTGATTCAAGATGCGTCTTAACTGCTTCGACATCTTCAATCCATTCGCCATCTATGAATTTAGGTGAGATGCCAGGATATACTTTGAAGTCTGCTGGTATTGGTTCATCAGTTAGACCTTTCGGTAACACCAGCTTTACTAAAGGCTTTTCTTTTTCATCAACAATCTCTGTCTTAACTAAAATTTCATCAAGTTTTTCAATCTGTCGATCAGATAAAAAAACGCCTTTATCATCAAACTCATATAGTAATTTCATACTAATCACCTACCTTTAAACGTACTTGGTCTAAATAAATATATGTCGGTGCAGTACCACTAAACGCCAATATCCAATCCCCATTATTTTTTACTTGTATATCTACAGTTGTGTCAATTAAATTTGAGCCTACACGAAATGTTCGGCCTTTTTGAGGTTTATAAATTCCTGTATTCAATATGACTTTTCCGCTAGCTACACCTGTAACCGTTAAAGCTCCAAATCCTTCTAAATAGCTATTCACGACTCTAACTTTATGGGGGTCACCAACGTTTACGATAGAACCACCTAAAGGTGTTGGTTGGTACTCAATTACATCATTCATCTTTTTGCTAATATCATCAACTTGCTCACCAACTATATTAATTGCATTTGCATTACTTGATACAGCACTGGACAAATCGGCGTTGTAATTGATCTTAAGATTGCTTTGACCATTGGTTTCCGAAGTTACATAAGTTACATAGATTTTGTTAATGTCAATATTTTGAGATTCTACTATAGTTTTTTGAATTTCCCAACGCTCGCCACCATAAGCTAAATCTGTTCTAATTGATCCAATGTTTAGAATCTCTAATCCATTTGACTTAATACTTAAAAACTTTTTATTTTTGTACTTTAATAAAGAGCCAGCATAGGTTGTCCTGTTTATTACATAGGATGTACCAGTGTCGTGTAAAGAAACTTCTTCTTGCTCAATAACACCATCTTCAACATTAAACTGTGTATAACCTTCTTGTGAGATTACTGGTTCTGTATTATCAGATAGCTCTATGATTTGTGAATTCGCTAATTGGTAAGCTACTTTTTTGCCAATATACTTCGATTTCGCAGTTGCTAAATCTGGAACATCTGCCTTAGATACAATTAACCAATATTGACTTGTAGCGATAGCTATTTTCCCAATAGAAGTTGTCAAGTCATAATTTGAACCTAAAGTTCCAGTTTCTCCCGAGAAGCCTTCTACTCTTATAATTCCATCAATGCCGGTAGTTCCAACCCTATAGTCTGATAATTTTGTTAAATCTAGCTGGACTAAATTAACATTAGTTCCCCCAGTATATAGACCAACAAAGTCTTCATCCATTAATTTATAGAACCCCTTGTCTCTTCCCATGTTAGTGTTAACATATTTAACAGTCTTGCCATTCTCACGAACGATTTTATCGGTTGCGCCGTTTGGTAATTTAGCTAATGGGTCATCTAATACTATTTTTGAAGATTTATAGGAATTATAATCAACCAATCTATTATAGCCCTCTGTAACCATATAGGTCTCAAGTTGATTTGTTCTAAATGATAATCTAATGTAAGCATCCCCAAGTCTTGACTGAAATCTACCAGTTACACCATCTCTGTTAGTCGCTTCATTTCTTAAAAACTTAAAATTATTATCATAAAAATTTACATACTGTGACGTCCCATCATTTTGGAAATAAGTTGTATTTTCTTTAATCGCGATAAAATCTGTAGAGCTATCTTGTTGTGACGGTTTAAAAATATCATCATCATTATAATAACCTTTCAAATTTGCCTTATTTTTATCAAACAAGTTTTTACCAACAGCTTCAACAGCAACACCACGTAATGATTGTAGCCCTTCAAAGTAACCCAAAGGTTCATCAACACCTTGAACAACCATTGTCTCACCAAAAGTTTTTCCTAGCCCATTTGATAAGTACATAGATATTTTAGCGTTTACTGGCGTTAGTTTTAAAATGCCTTTAGGCGGTACATATCCAATCGGACTGGTCAAAATCCCCTCTTCACCATAATACAGGTCAATATTACTATCAGTTGGATTCTTAAATACGTATGGTTTACCTAACTCAACTAAAACGTAATTATACTTATGAGGATTCATATCCTTTTCTAATGCTTTATTGAATATATTATCAACCAACGCCCCCTCAACCTCAAATCTACAAACCCCGCCATATGAGTCTGTAACGCTCTTTACTTTGACATGGTCTTTACCTAGCTGGATGCTTAAGTTTTCTTTTCTGTCCAACTTTCCTTCTATTTTCACAACACGAGCTTCATGCTCATGGAGCTTACCATCGATTACATCCATATTAGAATTATCATGCTCTTTATCAAAATAATCCACCGTTGGTTCAGGCTTCTTTAATTTGTAATGTTGTGTATGTTTCATTATTTAATCACCTCATCTCTTACTTGAATATATTTCTTGGCCTTAAAGAAATCATATTTATAAGATTCCAACTTTGAATATAAGTTATATCTTAAATCTAAATCTATAATCATATCCATAGGAGCTATATCATCGAGTAATTTATCTACTGTTCTTAGCTGCTCTTTTGCTACTAAATCGATTCGTACTTTGATTGTATGGGTTTTGGCTGGATACTCAATTGTATAACCTTCTTTCCCACACAATGTGGATAATCTTTTATTTAATGTTCTACGTGTATATGGTAATTGCTCCCCATAACGTGTTTTTAGTCTAAACTTTCGGTCTTCCATTGAGTCAGTTGCCTTTGGAACGATTTTTAGCATAGACTCGCGACGGGCCACGCCTCTTTCTGTGGCTGTTTCAATATACTGGTCCAAGAAGGCGTTTTCAATTTCTTGCCATAGTTTTTTTAACTCAGGGTTTTGTGCATCCGCTATGGCTTTAAAATCTTTTATCTCACGCAATAGTTCTGGAAGATACTCCAAAATCTCTACTGATCTAGACACTTACAGCACCCCTTTTCGGAATCATATTTTTACCTAAAGTCTTGTTTTGAGCAGTACCAGCGATTTGAGTTCCCGAGATATCTATAACCCCAGTAAGGTCCAGTAATCGATTCTCAATTTGTGATATACGCACGATTAATGCATCTACATGTTGCCAATTCTTTTTCAACTCTAGAAAATACTTATCAATAGCACCATTAACATGTGACTCAAGAGCTGCCCAATCCCATCCGGATGCATAAGTAATAGTTGTTGATATTGGAATAACCTCTTCTGTTACACCTGACACTGTCACTACATGATCTATTGGAGCTAATCCCATTCCTTCGCCCTGTTGGCCAATGGGATCTATTGCAGTTTGAACAGTTGATATAAGTGTTGAATTTGGAACTCCGTAATCATTGTCCATGATTACTAGCCCCACTGTTCCACCGCCACTAGGTGTCCGATATACTTTGGTACCACCTACACCTAACAACTTATTAGTTTTTTCTAGATAATCTGCCCTATTACCACCAAATGCCTGGCTATCATATGAAGCGAAAAACCTCTTCCGAAGTGCTTCAGTTTCCTCTTCATCACCACCTGGTATCAATACCTCCGTGAGTTTAGCGGTAATGAGTCCCTCTATATACTCAATAGGTACAATATCACCTACATAGGTATTAGGACTACTTCCTAGAGCTTCACACTCCATTTTAAACTCACCAGTTGTTATTTTTTCCTTTGTTACGAATATATAGCCACCACCAGTAAATCGAGCACCTATTGGAATATCCATATTAAATACACCTTTGTGAATACCTTTAGTGGCTTTCTCAGGAAAAACATTTCTTTCAGCTGCACGACGTATTAGATTAGGGCGACTTGCTTTATCTGCATATGTTTCATCCAGTATTGTAAGTAGTTCTGAAAAGGCTTGAGACAATTCAGCAGAACCTCCACCTAATGCGTAGTGAATCATCGAACCTTCCCTTTTATCTACATTATCCTTGACCCGACTTAACTGTCGTTGCATGATGCCATTAAATGATCTATCCACTATATATTCACCTCCAATGTCTTCTCTTTGTCGCCAAATATGGTGTGTACAATAAACCTAACACTTACTTCATCTCTTAACCTTGAGAATTTAAAATCACTTGTGCCGGTTATCCTATCATCAGCAAATAATGCTTCGTTAATCCTCTTCTTAATTTTGGGATAAACAGAATCTATTTCATCCCCCATCAAATTCTCAAGTTCAACACCATAATCCCAAGAGAGGATTTCATATTTAAAACGTTCTGTATTCAAAATTAAATTGATGGACTGAATAACAGCATCTAATCCATCAACCATACCTTTAACACATTTATTCTCGAAGTCTAGCTCATATGTTAAACTAGGCTCTTTCTTTATTACTACAGATACTTTACCACTACTTGGAATCATTATTACACCACCTTGTCCCATACAATATATTTCTGGCCACCTTGAATCATTTCCAGAATCACACGATCATCCTTTTTTAAACTATTATCAATTGTTACTTTGACCTCATGTGTATGATTTCCAGTGGTTGTTGTTCCTACAGCTTCATACGAAATAACATTTTTAGTCAGCAATAAAAAGTCTTCATCTAAGCTCAACTTTTGCTCTAGTTGAATTTTTAGTGGAGATACACTTTGTACAGTGCCATATACTATAGAAACAGGTTTAGATGCCCGAACTGCATCAAGAGCCACCTTTTTAATAACTTCTACAAATTTCTGCATTAGCCACCACCTCGTAAATCCATATCCATAAAATGCTCACCATTTGAAAAACTATGACGCACTCTGTCAACAACCATTCGTACTTCTAATTTAGCAATACCAATATCCAAATAAACGATTACACTTGAACCACCTCGAACAGATAGATCACCAAAAGCTTTCTTTACACTATATGATTTATTCTTTTTATTATAGAGTTTTAACAGTGCATCCGCCTTTGCAGAGCCGTTCTCACCCTCTTGTAATTTTCCATAGTACTGGAGAATCCCCCAGGCGTTTTGCTTCTCGCTATCTTTAGCAATGTATATGTCTCTTTTACCTGTCTTTTCATTGCTTCTTGCTAACTTAATTTGATTATAGGTCCCGCTATCAATTGACGACTTAAAACTGAAACTTGATGCACTCTCTTCATCAATCAAAATATCTAGCTGCATTTCTTCAATATTTTTAAGTGCTATTTTGCCAAAATCATCATATAGCACAAACAACTTACCTGTATTTCTTAATGTAATATCAAGAGCTGTTTTTATCATGTCTATTAGTGTTTGGTCATCTTCAATTCGTTTCGCTATTACAAAACCAGTATCAGACAATTCTCCAACCCTTAACTTAAATTGCTCTCCAATCATCTTAATAAGACCATCTGCTTTCATATTCTTATAGATGATAGTGTCTTTATTCTTCAAGTATCTCAGCTGGTCATATGCTGTAATATTTACAATGTCACCATCACAAGACATAAGAAATACAAACCCATAAAATAAGTCTCTATCACCAATCTTTAAACGTACATGGTTTCCTTCCTCAATGTCTAAATCAGGAGTATTAAGCAGTTTAAAATCTAATCGCCCTGGTGTCCCTTTACAATCAGTGGTCCATAAAACACCGTCTAGCAAAACAGGAATATAAGCTTCGGTACCTGTTCCTATAACAATAGTTACTTCATCCAAGCATAATCACCTGCCCTGGCTGAATTAGATTAGGATTTGAAATGTCATTCAGCTTCGCTACATCTTTATACTTAGTGCCATCATTTAAAGCACGTCGACATATTTTCCACAGCGTATCCCCCTCTTTAACAGTGTACGTTTTCGCAGGTTCTGGCTTAGGTCGTTTTTGATGATTTTTCGCACTTAAAGGAATTTCTATATCATTTGTACCTTCTTTCACTTGATATCTTTCTATTCCATAATCTCTATAAAATTTAAGTTTAACCTTTACCACTAGATCTGTACCATTATCAGCACTTTCTAAAATGGAATACTCTTCTAGTGATACATCATGCTCAGTATTATTTAATAGCAGATCTCTACTGCTATTTCTAGTTATTGAAAGTGAGAATGGCTTCATTTCCGTTTTTAATTTTTCTAGTTGCGACAAAAAGTATGACGCGTTTTTAAATCCGCCTACATACCTTGCAAAAGGATAGTCTTGATTAGGTAACAATAATTCAAAGTCAATCTCAGTTAGTCCAGGACTCTTTAAAATATTTACTTCCCCGTCATTTATAAGCTGTATAACTTTGTTTTTATTCTTAATCTTAGTATTAATCTTCGAAGGCATTACAGGATAAAGAACATCATTCATTCTCAAACTATACATCGCTATCCTCTCCTTCTGCCGCTACCGTCATCGCTTCGTGAACTTTGGTTTCTAAATGTTCAACAATCCCATCTAGATCCATTTCATTATTCACACCCGCAATCTCTGTTTTCATATCTACTTTTATTTCTGCAGTCGTAAATCTATTGATTGCTTCCTGCTCAGCTATATCACGCATATACTTCAAATCTTCTTCTGACATACTTACAGAATCCGATATTCCTGATACATCACCTGCAATACCGGACACTAAACTCATTAATGGATCTGAATTCGAACCTAACGCGGACTCTTGAGAAGCCTTAATAGCCATCTGTCTTTCAGCTTGACGCACACTTGCGCCTTGAACAAGTCCCTCAATCCTTCTTTGGCGGTCTAATCCCATGGCCTCTTTTTCAGCTACAAAAGCATTTAATTCAGCTAATCTCGATTGACGAGCAGCCTCTTCGTTCATAGCCCACTGAGTGCCAAAACTCATCCGTTCAATAGTGCCAAAAGAAGTCCCTGCAATACCATTTAATTTTTGAGATAACCAGTTTACTATATCTATAACACCGTTGGCCGTATTCTGCATGCCCATGTAAATACCCGAGAACACAACGCCAAAGAAATTCGTAAGTCCTAAAAAAGCATACTTACCACCAATTACTATACGATCCCAAGAACTCAGCATTAAGTCCTCACTTCGAGCAACCCATATACCAATATTGTCTATGCCTCTAAGTATTTGATCTTTTACTATTTCATGAGCTATCCCTACACCACCTACAGCATTTACCCATTTATAAATTATTGCTATAAGAGCTCCAATCGCTATCGCTACCCATAGGGCAGGATTCGCAAGCATAGATGCTATCATAGCTTTGTTCGCTTCAACAGCCAACCAAGTAGTGACTGCTTGATATCCAAGAGCGGTTGCATAAATACCCGTTGCAGCCGCCAACCCCCACATAATTGGTTCTATAGTCGACCAGTTATCGTAAGTAAACTTAGCACCCTTACCAACCGTCATAATCATTGGCTCAAATGTTTTTAGAAACGAATTTTTCATATAGACACCGACTTGGTCGAATGTCATTGGCAAATCTGCGAATTTAGCATTGGTTTCTTCAGCAGAAGCAAACATAGCATTCTTAATTACATCTGCTGTGATAAGTCCTTCTGAAGACATTTCCCTTAATTCACCAACCGACTTCCCCATATGCTGTGCAATAGACTGTGCCAATAATGGTGCATTCTCCATGATAGACCTAAATTCATCCCCCTGGAGTCTACCAGCAGCCATGGCTTGCGTTAACTGATACATAGCAGCGGTTTGTTCTTGTATGGATGCTCCACCGATTTTAAACTGTTTACTCATCTGTTCTGCGAACAGTACCATTTCGGCATTATTTGAAAACGCATCTTTTGCCAATATCCCTAATTTAGAGACAGTTTCAGAAGTAGCCGTATAAGAAGATCGCGTTCTTTGGGATGAGTCGAAAATCATTTGTTGAAGTTCTAATGTTGTTCTTTGGCCATCGTTAATTAGGTTCAGTCGAGACCTAGTCAATGTAAGTTCGTCAGATGTTTCTAACACTTTCCTAGCACCTAGCGTAATACCAACAGCAGCTGCTGCACCTTTAATCTTATTCATCATTCGATGTCCATTACTCAGACGATTATTAAACTTCTGTTGTTGTCTATCTGCTTTCTCAATACTGGCCACGGTATCATTCATGATAATTTCAGCATTATTAAGTTCTTGTCGTACTGCACGAATACTGGCCACATCGACAGCATTTGCAGATGCGCCTTGAATTGCTTCAAAGCTACTTAATACTATGTTCATGGCCTTATTCATACTTCTAAAAGCTGGTGTCATACCATCAGTTACTCTAATCGCTGTACTTATCGTTGCCATATTTTCACCACCTAAATAGAAAGAAGTAAGCGCTATGCTTACCTCCTTCGTCTGTTTCTCTCTACCTTCTCAGCCTCTCTTTTATCTTTTTCCAACTTAATCAGAATAGACGCTATAATAAACAACCTTTCACGTCGTGGAAGACCTAAAAGCTGAGAAGGTATCATTTTTAACTTGTGGAGACAATAATGAGCTATATTAGCCTCTAAATCACCTCCTCTTATTAGTTTTTTGCCTCTTCCACCAATTCGTCGTCGCCAATATCAAAGCCGTTAATCTTTTGAATTTCGGCAACGTATTCACCATATTCACCTGGTTTAAGCATCTTTAAAAGCAAAGCATCAGCATCTTTTACACCATAGCTATCTTGAAGTTCTGCACTGTGTAAATTAGGAAACACTGTACAAGCTACAGCTAGTTTTGTAATATACTGAGGATAATTTAACTCAGGTTGATATACATGTTTTTGACCCGGAACTGGCATTCTTTTGGTACACATTTTTTTCAATTCTTTATCTTCTTCGGTTGTAATACTTTTAATTTCCCAAGGTACAGGTTCACCCTTCTCAACAAATCGTTTTGATGCTATAATTTTTAAATTTTCATCTTGTAGTGCATTTTCACTCAAAAACGCCGTTAAATTCATGCTACTTCATCCCCTCTAATAATTTAAATTTTTCTGGCAGTTCAATATCATCGAATGTTCCAGAAATATCTTCTTCTAATAAATCACCGTTTGCTGCTAATTTAGCAACAACATTACTATCCATTAAACATTCTTTAATTACAGTCGACTGTCTTCCAATCGAAGCAGAATCATCATCATTTGTAATCTGAATCTCCATTCTTGGAAACTTGCCCGTCTTAACATACTTAATAGCGAGTTCACGTAGCAGGGATGTATTATAATACATCTTTCCACTAAATGTACCTGTACTCAATGACGGTTTATGGCTTTTCATAGGTTTACCTAAAATAGTAACTTCTTTAATATCGTGATCCAGTTTAGCTTCAAAATCAATTAAATTCATCAGATTGTATCGATTTCCTTCAATCGTTGTAAAACAACTCGCTTTAGACCCCCTAATAGCGTCATCTACATTCATATAATCACTCATTCACTCACCTCCCTACTGAACAATAATAGCCACGTACAACTTTTCCATGGCCGTTACTGGTCTCATTGGATCCACAACCACTACTGATTCTTTCTTTGTACCCACTTGAACAAGTAATGCGTCTGAGTTAAACTCTTCGATTGCTCTAATCTTTTGTAACTGATTATTATAATTTACGAAATCATTCCATAAAGAAACTCGACCATCTGCATCGTTCTGAACATCACCTAAATACTTTGTATTAAATAATAATGCTTTATCATTTGCAGATTGATCTAGGACCCTCATGACTTGATTTGAAGAAAAGTCTTTGCTCTTCTCAACTGTGAAAGACACAAATGTATTTACATCAGATAACACATTTACAGAATCGTTCACCTTATGGAACATGAACTTACCTGCTCTTAAATTCGTCTCTAATTGGCTTTGAGTGTATTTTATATCAACAGTATACTCGCCATCATATTTTTTGTTGGTGCCTGATTTATTGATAGCAGTCGACGCTTCTAAACCACTGGTCCAAAAAACTAAGGCTGCTGGATTAGCGCCTTCGTCCTTAACTGTATTTTCTACACTGATTACACCTTCATAATCTGCGGCCTTTCTATAACAAACCAATTGAAGTTTTACCCCAATCTCATCACGTTGACGTTTTGTATAAGCTGTGAATAAATCAACTGTCGTTGAGTCTGCAACTGGACAAGTCAATACATGATAACTATATGACTCGAAAGCATCTAAAGCTGCTTGATACTGTGTACCTGTTACACTCGATAAATTGCTACCGCTTGCAAGTTTTGAACCTGCAGTCGTTGTAAATGCCCCTGTACCTGAGAACGTAACAAAATCATTCGCTACTAAATCTTCAACCTTGGCCACAGTTTGAACTTCTATCTTTTCAGTGCCAAAGTAAGTACTAACATCTGACTTGGCGCTATCATCAATATTCGTAGCAACTACGATATTAATGTCATTTCCCTTTGTTCCAGAATACTTTGCCGTTACTGTCAACCCACCAACTTTTACCGTTGCTTTGTCGCCAGTGTTTAATCTATAAAAGTGAACCTTACGTGCATGTTTAAAGACTTCTCTAATGTCTCTTAATTCTTTGGCTGTATAAGAGTATCCAAATAGCTTCAATGAACTTTTTTGAAAGTCTCCCGACTCCACCGTAAATACTTCACCATCAACGCCCCAATCCAAGGTCATTGGAAGGGCAACAATACCACGATCTGATAATTCGACCGATGCCTTTGACGCACTAATTAAATTAATGTACGTACCAGGTAATATTTTGTTTTGAACGAGATAGTTACCACCACCTAACGCCATAATTATTTCACCTTACCTTTCATATACTTAGAAATATGTGTATTCACTTGGTCAATTGTGTATAACTCATTATCGTTGAGCAGTATACTCACAATATCTCGTCTGTCTGTGAATAACTTCGATGAGAGGATCTGTTCTTTTGTGAACGTCGCCTCTTCCTTTTTTGTACTAGCTGCCACTTGTGTCGCCCCCTTCCTTAACTTTTGTAATAACTTTAACTTCCTTCATCACTTCCGATGGTAACTCTGACTTCTTAAGAATCATCTTATAAGTTACGAACATGTGTAAGACTTCGTCGACTGTTTCTCTATGAAGATCACTGCCAACGATTTTCTTATCGTTTACCGTTATACTTTCTAATGCACTATATAACTTCATAGCAACACTATTCATGTCTTCATTTACATCATGTTTATCCGAATGATATCGAATATTTACCGATACTGAGAAACTATAGCGATTTCCTAAAAGTGGCCGACTGTTATCACTTAACAACTTAATAAAAAAGCAAGGCTCTTTAAAGCCCTGCTCAACCTTCTCGCTTGATATCTCATAACTGTCACTAAACACTTGACTCAGTTTTATAGAAATACCATCAACTATTTTATTTAACATTCATACACTCCTTAAGATGTAACAGAAGCTTCTGTTCAAGGACTACTGGTGCGATAGAATCAACTTCTCTTTCTGAAATCGTCAGCATAAACTTACCCTCAATCCATTTCTCATGGTTTGCGCTCCTATGACCAAATTCAACATATGAAGCATAGTGAACCGGATTAATAATTTCAATTACGAAATCATTGCCCTCTCTGACTATTTTTAGAGAGTTAATATATTCACGTGTATTGCTGCCTCTGCCAAAGGCTGCTGATAATTCAGCTTCTCTTTCTGTTTTTGTTGTCCATCCTCTTCTTAATACGCCGCCTATTTTACTGCTCTTTTGATTAAATGAAACTTCTTTACCGTCTTTTGTAGTGAAATTAACGGCTTGATTATACTCACCTACTGGGGTTCTTCTTATTACCTTCCCAAGTAGTCTAGCAGCAAGCTCTTTTGCAGCCTCTTCACAGAACTTATCAAGTTCCTTCTTCTGCATCTGTTCCATTTGTTTTTGGAACCTTTGAAGTTGTTTATAGTCGACATTGCCCCATTTAGCCATTAAGTTCGCCCCTTATACAACTCCAGCATTATTTCTTGGTGTGTCTCATAAACAGCTGGTTTACTCGAACGCTCATAATCATCTGTAATATTACTTTGTGTAATAGTTAATTTCGAGCCTGGCTTAATTATTATCTCAGGTGCAATAAATAGCTTAATCGTTTGCGATACCGTTCCACCTTCAATAGAATCACCAGTGGCAGCGTTTCTCTCAAATGATAACTTACATTTATGAGTGCCCGGTAATTTAACCAACTTAGTTTTCGTCCGCTTATTATCGAAATCTGTAACCTTTTGATATTCTGATATCTCACAAGTACCCTTGTATTGGCTTTCAATAGCCTTTCTAATCGCTACCATGTTATCCTCCGAATATCAACAAGCTCTTTTTTTCTCTCCTTCATCAGATAATTAATTAAGCGGTCTAAACGTTGCTCTGGTGTCAAAATGCCTTTAGCCATGGTAACATTCGTATCGCCTGTTTGAACAGAAGAAACAGCGGAATCAAGGTCTATTTTCAAGTCCTGTCCGCTGTTTTTCATCGTCATTAGAAACTCACCTGTAACCATATCTACTAAGATGCCCTTTGATTCATCAGGTATCGTAGTCACGCCACAAAATGATTTTGTTTCACTGTTTACCTTCTCAATCAGAATGTTTAGTAACGGTGTATCTATCTCTACAACTTTATAATCTAAAGACAATAAGCGTTTTTTTACATCCTCAATCATGATCCTATCCTCTCGAAATGATTCTTGCGATTGGTATCGCTTTGTGGTCAAGATACTTTCTGTTAGATCCAACGCCATCGTCATTAACTACAGTCCAGTTCTCACCATTCTTAAGCTCTGCATCAGTTGGTGAATTTGTTGCCATAGACTTCTTAGTGAAACTGATTCCATATGGAGCGAAAACTTTTCTTTGTCTACTGTAAAGTGTCGTTTGACCACCATTCTTTTTAGGGTCTCTATCCATTTCATGCGGCACTTCTGCACCAATGTCTTCGTAATCAAAAGCACCATTTCCAAGTACATAAGTCGTGTATACAGTGTATGCATCTAGTCTCAACACATATTTCCCAGCATCAACCGCAATACCTGTATCAGTAATTTTAATTTCACCAACGTTTGGCGTTGCATCGTTAGCAACTACTTTTAATGCGCCTTTATCATCACTTGCACATTTAATGTAATGAGCAGCCACCTCTTCTGTCGGCATACCATCATCAATTAAAACAACTCTACCATTCCATGTCGCTAGCTCTAATTGTCTCTCAATCCCATTGGCATCTGTTTGCTTCATGTACGCAAGCAACTTAAGATTTTCAAGATTCGTCGCCACAGAACTGTGCATAATTGCAATTGTAAACTTCTTCTTCTTGTCACCACTTGCCTTTTGGATAGCAGTGTTAAGTGTTGCACCGCCTACAAGGCCTTTAACTTCTGTTTTAATATCATAAGTATGATTAGAAATAAATTTACTATTACCTGTACCAGTCATGCTAAATACACCTTCTAAAATTGCTAAAAGTGTATCTTGGTCAATTTCATCCCAGTATTCTGATACTTGATTACCCACATGGGTCATAAAACCAGCACCGCCAGTTACATCCTCTGAAAAATCACTTTCGACCCAACCTTTTGCTCTACCAATTACAACCACGCCACGGTCATAAGTTGTTGTAGATGTCGATTCGATATCAGTACCACCATCATAATTAGATGGCGCACCATCAATTCTTCCGTACATAGGTAACACAGCGTACACAACACCTGTTTGACCATCAAACGCCTTTTTAATTTGGCTGTTCGGTTGAAGTGCTTTTGATTTTACCATCTCATTCTTTTTTAACTTTGGTACAGTATCTACATACTTACCAAATGCTTGTGGGTTAAATGTTTTTGCGTTAAACTTTGCCATTATTCATCATCCTCCTAATTAAATTTCTGCATCTGGGTTATTTTCCAGATGGGCAGCATATTGTTCATAAGTCCAACCAGTAGTATCTGGTTTATCTTCTGGGTTACCGTCACCAGATTCACCTGGTTCAGCACCATTAAATTTGGTACCTTCACCAAATAAAAACTTAGTGTCTTCACTTTCTTGAAGAGCTTTAATTTCCTCACTTCTTAAAGTTTTGTAAGCTTCTGCATCTAAAGACTCATCTAAATCACCTAATAAGGCCTTTGTTGCCTTAAGGTTTCTTGACGTAGATAACAACTCTTTATCAATTGAATCTCTTTCCATCTGCTTAATTTTAGCTTCATAGTCCTTTGAAGCTTGTTTATTCTCTTTTTGGAGATCTTCAAATTTCTGTTTCAGTTCTTCGTTGTCTCCGGTAGCTTTTTTAAGATCACTGATTTGTTTGTCTCTAGTCTTTACATTTTCTTCAGCTGTTTTCTTTGCTTCATTCACCTCATCAAATCTTGATTTAGGAATATACGTTTTTAGCTCCTCAGCCGATGCAGTAGCAACCTTCTCTGCTAATTCTTCTGTTAAACCCAGTTTAATAAGTTCCTCTTTTTTCACTCTTCATTCTCCTCTCTTGGTATCGCTTTTTATCGTGGTTCGACCACTCTACCTCTCTGTTCTTTTTCGCCTACAGATACTAGAAAAGGCTATTTATTGCATTAAAAAAACACCTCGCTTTAAGCTCAGTGTTTAAATAACTTTATGGTCCCATAATGGGCAGTTCATCATTTTTTATTTTATCAGCAATTACGGTTTCGCCGATTTCTTCAAGTGCTTTAATCTGCTTTTTAGCAACTTGATTATTATCCGCTCCGCTTTCTACTAAATCACTATATGAATACTTCTCAAATATCTCATAAACCGCTTCACGATTTTCGATATCTACAAGCCAATCACTCGGTACATAAATCATCTATTTCACTCCCAATCTATTCATAGATAGTAACAACGCTCTTTCAAATACAAATGATTCTCCTTTAGTTAATGTATACCCATCCTTGACCTTTTTAATAGTCTCATATAAGTCCACTAACATATTATCGAAGTATTCGTCATATTGAGGCATGTTACCCATCATAGCTTCTACTAATTCGAATCTATGCTCATCCATATAGCCTAAGTATTCCTGGCTATATTTTATCATATCAAAATCATGTTTTCCAACTTCTTCAAGAAGATTTTTCCACTTAGCAACCGGCACGCTATCGAATCTATACCCATAGGCCACTTTTCCAAAGTCCAATAGTGTCGAACAGTCTTTAAACTCAGGTAACTTTTTAAGTCTAGGAAGTATCTGCAACAACTTATCATGATAGGCAGGCATTATCTCATCAGTTACACCTACTAAACTCGCCATATAGTGAGCTGTCGTCTCAGAAAACACCTTTTCTATTTTAAGCCAATTATCTATACCAATCTCTTTTATATCATGTAAGCCACCATGACCCTTTGCATGATACAGCTCATGAAACATGGTCTTAATTTGATATTTCAACTCTCTTGGATCTGCACTGTTTAATTCATAAGTTAGCATATTTAATGTCGGCTCATTCTTTAAAAATGTACACTGTCCTTGTACACCTTTCAACTTATGTCTTTGAACTTTTAAAGGCAAGTCTTCATGATCTATATAGCTTTGTGCTAATGCCTTAACATTTTTACCATCCCAGCGACTAAATATTTCAGCGTAAGGATTCTTAACAGCTTCATTCGGACCATCCATATCAACGTATTGTTTTTTCCATTCAGGATATGTCATATCACCTGGTACATAGTAAGTTTTACCATCAGCACCTCTTGCTATACGTTCGCCAGGGTCATCTGCAAAATAAGGAGCCGTTACCGTTCTACACCATGGGTGAAACGGTGGAGCAGTCACGCCAACTTTATAGTCTTTCATATTAAGCACTTTACCATCTAATGCTTGGCATATTGTTGATGTGTCTATATCGAGTGTCGCAACTATTTGATACAGCTCAACAGATAAGTCATTAAAGGTCTTCTCCTGCGAAGCACTAGAAAAAAAGGCGCTTTCAGTCATAAATAATCGACCAGCTGCACCTTTACTCGTATTCATTTCTTTAGCTATGTTTTTTATTGCCTTATCTGGGGCATCCCCACGTAATAATGATTGAGTCAGCTCTGTATGAAGTGTATTTACTAATTTAGTTCTATTATTCCAGATGCGCTTACTGAAGTTCTTTCCATCAGAAGCCCACGGCTTATTAACGACTCGATTCACTAGATCCGCATTTAAAGCCTGTATGCTCCAACCTACATTGAATCCCTTTTGAATCTCATAAGCTGTATGGTAGTATCCTTCGGTATATATGTTCTTGGCCATATTATCGAACTGATCTAATTGATTACCGAATAATACCTCTAGCTCTTGTTGCATTTGAATCTTTAATGATTCCAGCCTAGAAATGTGAACCCTTGCTGAGGCGTTCTCAAGTTCCTTCATCCACATTTGATTGATTTCATTCTTACGGCCATATTTAATATATTCTTTTACGGTCCATCGGAACTCTTCTAACTCTTTGGTATTCAAAAGCCTTCTAGCTTCTGTCATACTAATTTCGTTGTTCCTAGCAAACCTTACATACCATCGACTTACGTCTGCCTCTATTCTTTGGATTGCTATTTGATACTGCTGCTCAGTATTCGCGAACTGCTCTAGTCCTATATTCAATTGAGCTTCTTGCTGTAATATAAATCGCTCTTTCCAATATTCACTACTCTTCATTCACATCACCGCCCTTATTAAAGGCGTTCTTGTACTCATCCATTTCACTTTGTTCTTTTTTCTTCTCTGCTTCAATGCGTTTGATTTCTTCTTTAGGATCATCAACAAATGGATGCTTAGCCAATAATGTCTCTTGTGAAAGCATATCTGACGAGTTATTAATATCTTCAATTATCTTCGATTCATTAATCATAATGTCACGGTTGAAAACTATCTTAACAGCTTCGTCACTAAAATCTCCCTTGCCGTTATTTGATAAATCCATATTAATAAACCACAACAGATCCTCAAAGGCAGCTGAAAATTCTAACTCCATACTATTAGCATCAAGGTCTAGGTCTGAGTACATTGATTGGATATTCATCTGATTAGCATTACTTCCTAATCTGTCGTCCTTAGCATCCAGTGCCTTGGCATTTTCAATTAAGGCTTTTTTCAGAATCTCTAGGATAGCCTTGTAGTTCTCACTATTCACCTCTATGGTTAAGGTCGATAAACCGCCTGCTGATCCATTTATATTTTGTACCTTAACAACACCGTATTCTGATAGATTATGTCTAAACTCACCTAGATTAGTGCCATCATAATTTGTAAGTACTAATATCGTGTTTCTGGTATCTTCTTGCATATTATTTTTAAAATCCGATAAGATATCATTGATTCCATCCTGCAGTCCCTTAACACGCTTTAATAAAGATATTTCCTTATCACTATACTTAAAGGCCACCAAAGGAATCCTATTCCAATTCAACGGTATTTGCTTACCACTTGTTTTAGCTGAAAAGTGAGACCTCGATGGCCTCTCAACATCATCTATCAACTCACCTCTGCTCAGTACATAGAAGTTAATACCTTTACTGTGGTAGTATTCGACCTTTTCTATTTTCATCTCCTTCTTGCCTTCATAGGCCGATACAGAATATATCCTTATAAAGGCATCTAATTCGGTATGATCTGCATCTTTCCAAAAAGGAATAATCTCCCATGGGCTAAACTTTTTAAATTTAAGCTTACCACTATTCCCATAGTATGGATGAATCCAACCTAACCCACCATTTATTGAATCACGGCCAACGTGCTTCAATGTCCTTCTAAATTTATTGTTAAAGATTGCTCTTAGATGTTTAGCATACTCATCATTATCTGTATCCACCGTAAAGGGTTTGGCTAGGGAATAGTTAGTCTTTTGATCTACGGCCTTAGCATACTGGTTATCAATAATCCTATTATTCGGCAAGTTTTTTACTTCGGTTAACTTACCGTCTTTTCCAATTGCCTTGCGCTTTCGCTTAAGAATGTCATGGTCGTAATTATAGTATCGCTCTCCATCTATCTGCCACTTCCGCTTTTCAGTGGCTTTCCAGGCAGCAATTTCTTTTTCAAGAAACTCACGCTCGGTCATTACCGACGAGGCTCCCTGTCTAATAACATCAAGTATTTGTTTCATGTAATCCTCCTAATCAAAACTGAATGTATCTCCACGTAATCCGTTAAATCCACCAGCAGCAGCATCAACAATGTCATCGTGGTTAATCTCTGGAAACCCTTCAAGCTCAGAAAACATAGTGTTATTCCAAGGTGCTACTAACACATCTACGTTCCCAGCTTGCCATTGAGCAGAAAAAGGTTCAGCTCTTGTCATTTTGTCGCCCGTCTCTCTTTCTGAAACAACTAAGAATCCTGTAAGCATTAACGCATATGATTGGAATTGATCTTTCCCTGCTTGCCCTGGATCCTGCGGTAAAATGATACGCACTCTTCCAAACTGCGCTTGATCACCTATTGCTGTATTCTTTACTAGACTTCTTACATCTGACGCTTTCTGTCTTACATGTACTAAGTCTGCAACTATAATCCTTCCTGACTTTCTCTTACCAATTAGAACACCAGCTGTCCAGTCTGGTGATGGATTTGATTCAGATACTTCACTTGCTGCTAAGTCCCAACGTCTTACCCACTGAACAACATCATCAGGTATAGCGTTAATCATATTAACTTGACCACGTTTAAAGTGTAGCCCTGACGCAGGTTTGATTTTCCAGTTACCACCTAGTAAACGTTCCCTTTCTACAGTTGGAAGGGCCTTTAAGTTTGATAAGTATCCTGGATCCACTTTCAGTAACTCTTGATTATCAAATATAGAAGATGGTACAAATGTTAAAGACTTCGCCTCTTCTTCTGCTACTTCATACTTCTCAGCTAACTCAACTCTACTATTACCCCAATATATTTGGTCATTTATACGAATAAAATAACGAACAACTCCACCACGTTCAGGTATCGGATAACCTGTGTCTTGATCTATCCACCAAGATATAAAATCAGCTACCCAAGATTCACTATCTGGATTTGTTGTTGCTCTAATGTATGGCTTTATACCACATGTTGATCTATTCCTTGATAACAAATAAAAAAATTGACTCTTAGAAAAGTGAGTCAATTCGTCAAACATTATTAATGGGATCTGTGAGCCTTGCCAACCGTGTACATCATTTTCATGTTGTAAATGGTTAAATGATCCTTTAGCACCACTCGGAAACAACCACTTGATAAACGGACTCGTCCGTGATTGTCCACCTAGATGTGGGTACATCTTTTTACTCGTGTCGTATAGCCCACCTTCATTTGTAATTTGGTTACTTGTACGTCTAAAACAAACAAAACCAAAGTGTGGATTGTCCACATGTCTTAAGGGTTCCATGAGCAGCGCATAGGATTTCCCACCACCAGCAGCACCACCATATATAACTATATCAGCCGATGAAGATAAGAATTTTTCTTGAGGACCAGGTTGAGGTTTGATTACTTGCTCTTCACTCAAAATGTCACCTCTTCTCTTTTGATTCTCCTATCCTTCTTTTTCATCTCTACCGTTATCTGGTATATAGAAAGTTACCTTAGCCACTTCAACTGGACCACCATCTTTTCCTGTCAATTCAGTTTTAGCATCTACATTCTCAGTAGATTCACCTCTTGATAGTCTTTCTATTTTAACGCCTACATCTATCATCTTAGCTATTTCACTGGCTTTTATGCTCTCGTCAGGTATCTTTTGTAAGGCCTTAGCAGCCTTCGCTAATAAGTCCATTCCTGTTTGTGCATGACGTTCCCTCATAGCTAGTATGTCTTTTCGCTTCTGCTTTTGGGTTTCTGAGTCTATGTAAACATCGTATTTTTCGCACCTTTCAACCCAATTGTTCTTTGATGACCAATCAGCGATAGTCCTTGTGTTTTTGCTGAGCTTTTGACACACTTTTCGCTGGCTTCTTTCTGGTCCTATATCTCTATATATTTGAAACGCCTCAAAAGCTTTAGCTGTTTCTCCTTCTTGGCGATCCCATGGCATTCTATCATCAATATTCTTTTTACTATTACTCATGTTTTCACCTTCTTTGCATAAAAAGAGAACACCCAACAGAGTTTCCTCCATCAAGTGTTCCTAGGCATATATCTTTTCATTAACATATTACCACAGCTTAACGTGACATTTCAGGACATCTTTTATGATAAAAGACCCCACTTAATATATTACTTGCTCAATCATTGTCTCACACTCATCTTTTAATCTTAAGACATGTCTAGGATCGTAAGACATTATTTCTGCAATCTCATTTTTTTCTTTACCTTGAATATATAACATCATCACTCGCTTATGTCTGCCACCAATATTATCAATTACATCCTCAAGCTTTTGTCTTTGATTTAATACGGCCATCAATTCCTCTTCTAATTGTTTAATTCTGCTCTGTAGCTCTTTTATAACATCATATGTCTCTAGCATATCTTGTTGATGGGTTGAGGTTTGAACTTTCTCGTCACTATAGTCAATCCCCTTCAACTCACCTGGTTTGTATTGATTCATTTGCTTTTTTAACTCACGCCTTGCACTCTCAAGTTTTGATTCAAGTACAGCTATCTCTTCTGTGAGGCGTTTATATTCTTCGATTATTTTCATGTATAGCCTCCTTTGCTTTCTATATAGTAGTTACTACAATACCTTTTTCTAAATCCATATCCCTAAAGGCAAATGATTCTTGATACTTACCATTGTGTACATTGAAAAATGTATCAGTGCGTGAGATCACTTCACCTTTGTATAGGGTTCTTTCTATCTTTAGCTTTTAGGCTCATATTTACTACTTTTACCTTCATGCCTAACTTTATATCATCTTTACTTTCTATAGTCATAAAACCTCCCTAGAACATCCTTAGTTGTTCATCCGTATCGTAGTTGAACCATATGACCTCTACAGCTTCCTTTTGAAACTCTGTTCTTGCTTTATGTTCTTTCTTATTCCAGTCCTTTAAGTAGCGGTTATATAAGTCGTTATCATACCCACTAATCATGATTTTTGCGTCACTTTGAACTAGCTCTTTTAGTAGTTCTTCGTGGTCATCTTCTGTCATTTCATGTTTATACAACCTCTTCGACCTTGTGCTTAATATATAGGGTGGATCTATATACATAAACACATAGCTAAAATTATATCTTTTGATTAAATCGAGAGCATTCTTACGCTCGATTTGAATTTGGTCACCTGGTAATGCTCTTAATCTCCCTGCAGTCGCTTCAATAATATTATCTAGCTGCCACCATCTTGATTTTCCACTATCGACTGGTTTAATATTATTAGACCATCCTGTGATATCTGAGGTCTTCCCTCCTATGGCTTGCCACATTCTTACTAGGAAACGCCTTGCATCTTCTAGTGGTTTTTCAGATACCTCATAACTTTTTTCGTACTCTTGTCGTGACCACGGTGTATTTTTTATAAGTCTTAGGAGTTCATCCGGATTATCTCTTACTACTTGATACAGATTGACCACTCGATTGTCTAAGTCGTTTATGGTTTCAATCTTACTTCTTCTTTTCTTCATGAAGCATGCACCAGTGCCGAAATATGCTTCTAAATATGTCATATCCTCATATCCTTTAGGAAAGTTACTGATAAGCCAATCAGCTATAGTCCATTTGCTTCCCGGGTATCTTATTAAGCTGTTCACATTAATCACCTTCCAAACTAAATTTTAACTGTTTGTTTTTATTACACTTTTTAAAACTCACTTCATCCATTAATTGATAACCAGCTGGTCGCTTAAGCGGATGTCCTGTTGTTAAATTATCAACCAATCTATTTGCTTCGTAATAATCTAAGCACTTTTCAATTACTCTTAAGTCACTTTTAGCGGGATGTTGAAAAATATTATCATTTCTGTAAACCACATATATCTTGTCAAACAATGTAAAGTCACCTTCCTAAAATGGTATATCATCGTCATCCTCAATAGCTTGAAACTCAGAAGGATCTATTCCAAAGTGAAAATTGTCAGAGGAATCTCCATCCTGCTTTTTATCTCCCCATTCTAGGAACTCAACTCTATTAGCTAAAACATCTGTAGAATATCTAGTTTCACCTGTATTGGTTTTATAGCTGCTTGTTTGGATAGAACCGTTAATTGCTACAAGCCTACCTTTTGCCAAGAAACTCGCGCAATTTTCAGCTTGCTTACCCCATACAACGACACGAATAAAGTCTGCTGTAGGTAATCCTTTGGCTTGCATTTCTGCTTTCTTATCTTTGGCTAAGTTTCTATCAATAGCGAGCGTGAAGTTTGCAACCGCACGCCCACTACCAGCAATGAACCTTAACTCTGGATCACGTGTTAAACGACCTATTAATACAACGCTATTCATTACTCACTTCTTCCTCAAACCAGCTAGCTTCTACACCCCATCCAAAACCAACTAATTCATAGGCTAACCCATGGTTATATGTTCTATGAACAACAAAGTCGCCTTTTTCAAAGAATGGTTTAGCTTCTTTCCATAAATCATTAAACGCTACATCATCAAATATACAAACCATTTGTGTCCTCTCGTCATTCAAATCGTTTGATATATACTGTTCTTCGGATGATGTGTACTCTTCACGATAATGCTTTTCTAACTCTTCAAGACTTAATTTTAACTTTAACTTACTGCCTTCTTTTATTCGTCTAACTTCTTCAACAACACCATGTTTAACCAGACAATCGATACAATCTATATCCTTTTCGGAACAATTAAAATCAAATCGATCACAATCATGAATGCACATACTATCAACCTCGGCTTCTTTATATACCTTCCCAAGCTTTAATTCTGATTCCATTCTTGACTCTTTTAGAACGCGATATTCTCTCATTTCATTGAACTTTTTATAGGCCTGCTTTAAAATGCTTTGATGCTCTTCGTCAGTTAGCTCATGTCCACAATTCTTGCACACATCTTTGTTGTCGATTCTTGTGAATCCCTCTTTGTTACATTCGCCACAAATAATTCCGTATATCTCCATTACTTATTCAACTCCTTTCAATTCTTCATACCATTTCATAATAGGCACATAATCTGGCTCAGTTTTACCTGCAGGAACTATATATACAAACCAATTGGTCTCGTCTTTTTCAACTGGTACATTTTTATCATGGGCTAGTGTGATGGCTTTTAACGTTATATCAGATTGTTCTTGGTGTTGTATTGTAAGTGATATTTGACCTCTAATCTGCATAGTCTCTAAATCATCTATACAATCATCCCAGTCGTTAGTTAACGCTTGTAGTAAGGTCTTGCAACCTTCGTGGTCTATCTTTCCTAAAGCACACATTAACTCTTGTTCTCTATTTGATTTCATGTTTATATTTCACCTCTCTAAACTCTTCTTGTCTCTACTTCTCTATAAACTTCTTTAGCTTCAGCAATGTGTTCTGGTGATATTCCATAATGTTCAATAATTTCATTGAACTTGGGATGATCTACAAGTTCCCATAACTCACAAAGAGTTTCGTATTCTCGTCGAAAATCATCATCCATGTCGATTTTGACTCTGTTAAATTCTTTCGTTTCAGAATCATAACTAGGAAATGTATAAGCATTTAGAGGGCATTCCCACCCATATACAACACCTTCATCAAATACATATAATTTTATTTTCTTCATTCCTGTTATCAAGCATTTATCAGGAGCGTTTTGCATCATTTCTTTTATTTCTTTACTCATAATTACACCCCTTTACTTTAAATTAAATGTTCTATAATTTCCTGTACTTCCCCATAATCCTCTTCAAATATAATGTCTTCTTTAATCATTAATTACACCTCGCATTCTGCGTTGTATGCATACGCTTTGCATTGTATGCATTTTTCAACTGGTAACTCTGTACTCATATCTATAAGACCTAAACAGAATATTCTTTTGTCATTTTGACCACATTCGTGTTTTGAAATTTGAGCTTGGTAACAATCGTCATCTAGTTTATAGCCTCTTTGCTTTGCTCTTCCTCTTAAATCTGGCATTAATTATTCCTCGCTAACTCAATAACATTCTTCTAAGACAATAGATGCTTCTTTAGTTCTTTTTAAAGATTTGTACATAGCGTAGTAATTCCCACGCACACAAGTCATACCTTCGTATCCTATATAAGTATGCAATTTCCCACTCCTTCTGTTAGTGCTTATAAAATCAACTTCTACGCTACATATTCCTAACCTCATTTGCAATTTTGACATTGGTTTTATTTCAGATGGTGTAATTTCTAGGTCTTGAAGCAATTCATATCCAAAGTAATCAATTATTAAATCAACAGCTTTTTCTTTGCTTCTTGCAATTATTACGTACGGACCAATTTCATAAAATCTGTTATTTCCTTTTTTCATGCTATTCTCCTTTCTGTGATTCCTCGAATACAACATCATTAAACTTTAAGTAATTAACATTGTTTATCATATGAGGGTACTTTTCTAAATCATCTAAATGTTTTTTCCATTCTTCCAATAGTTCCACAACATCATTTTCAGAAACATCAACATCAAATGTGCTTAAAGTGCCTTCTTCTGCAACTGTAACCCAATTTATTTCATTATAGTTATGTGCAGCCCACATCAACGCCCTGCCTAATTCCTCATATCGTTCTTTTTCCGCTTCTTCTTCCATGGTTCTTGTGTACCGACATTCGTTGCATGGGCATTCTGAATTTCCCTCTTCATGGCCATATGATACAAGCACGACGCCTCTTGATTCTCTTATTAGATCTATTTCTTTCTCGACACGTCTTAATTCTTCAAAGGTCAATTTTCCAAGTTTCCATTCAACCTGTCTGTACTTGTCGTAGAAAGATGATTCCCAATCACTTCTAAGGGATACAGGACAATCAAGTTCATTGGGTGTCGCTTTGTTATATGCCCTTTCATCTTCATGACAACAAGTTTCAAATTGGCACCAATAACAATACTTGTTATTACATTCCACAGTCATTCCCCTCTCTATAATTTTCTTCTTCGATTTCTCTCACGATATCAATGACAACTGCTCTAGGTAGAGCATATCTGCCACCGATTTTATTTAGTTCTCCTTCACTGAGTAATTTTTTCATATGCTTATGTACAACGCTGTTAGAGCTACAATTAGTAGCTCTAACTATTTCTCTAACGTTTGGTACTAACATATTTTCTTTAAAATATTCAATTATGAAGTTATATATTTCATGTCTGTAATTTACTTGAGTCATTCTTTTTCCTCTTCGTTGTAACGAATGTCTATAATTCTTTTGAGTTTAACTTTACCTCGATCTAAAACGATGACTTCCTCTTCTCCTCGTCTTAAGAACAAAGCTAATATATCGGTTCTTTTCACTTGATATTCATGTATTTCCTTAACACCACGTTCATTTGCAAATCTTATGGCCGTCTGTAGATTAAGCGTGTAAGCAATCCAATCTACTTCACCTAGTCTTTTAGCTCTATAGATCGTTACGAAGTAAGGTAGCATTGCATAGACTTTTAGTTCTGATGGCTTCATGATGCTTTTAGTTCTTCTAGGCCTATTTGAACCAAACAACTCTTTCCAAATATCTAGGCTACTCCAACCTGTATAACTGACCCACAGAGTTGATAACATAAACCAGTAGGCATAATCTGTGACAAATTTATCTTTCAATTCATAAAATCGTTCTATGGCCATGGGTGTGCCTTCATGTCTAATTAATTCTTTTGCAATACTAGCATCAACTGATTTATATTGAAATTCACTTGAGATATCTGTATTCATATGGCCCCCTTAACTTTGATGTATATTTCTAACTTGTTTGATAATATAATTTACTGTCCCGTCACCGTTATATTGAATTTCTATGCGACTTTTATCATCAAATATGTCATAGTCACCCTTTAACGTGAATCCGGTGTCAGTCTTTATAGTCTTTTGCTTAAGCTTCTTTCCAATCCACTTTTTATCAATTTCGAATGGATTTTCTGTATCAATACCAGCTTTTTCTAGGTTCATTAAGAATTTTTCTCGTTCTTCGATACTGTCAATTACATTATTTAATGTCCCTTTTATGTCAATCTCAGCATCGTTTATATACTGTTCATCTAAGGTGGCGCGACTTTCTATTGCACCACCGATATTCTCTTTCATATTCTTACGAATCCACTTCTCCGTAGCACCTCTAAAGATTTTTGTAATATCTGTATTGTCAGCCACGGTGCTAGCCTGCAGGAAATCCGATATAAAAAATTCAACCTTTTCGCCGTTTTCGTCTAAACTTGTTTTTTCCATCATGATAAGTTCATAAGGCCGTATGTCACTTGAGCTTTCACCAAAGAATGCAAACTTACCTAGTCGTTGGCCTTTATGTGGTAAAGCGATTGTTTGAGGCTTTAGGTCAACTTTGAACATACTTTCTTCAAATTTAATATCATGGATAAAAGATGTTTTATATTCCATGAATAAAATACCAATGCCCCTCTTACCTTCTACAACTATTTCTACGACTACTAAATCACCTGATGGAGCCGATAGGGTATTCTTAACAATCTTGAATAAGTGTTTGGCTATTTGGGCGGACGCTTCAATAAAATCACTTCCGTCCACCATTTCAAAGCACTGTTTATATACTAAGCCTGTATTTATAAGAAACTCACCTCTTGAATTCATATTATTATTCAGTGCCTTGTGAATATGATTATGCAAATACATATAGGTATCTTCATCTAACTCGAGTAGACTAGCACCTAATAAAGGCTCATCTCCATTACCGTCAATTACATGTACAATCGTTTTTGTTATGGCTATATCTTCACAAAATCTCATTGGTTGTCCTCCTCATAAATTCTTATCATTTTTCTTGAAATTGCATAATCGTGTTCCATCTTAGCGCCCTTGCTATCTTTCCAATTATCTAAGAAGTATACTGCATCACAAACATCAATCATGGCATAACATATATGCATATACTCCTCATGTTCAAGTCCCCCTGGTAAAATAGATGGGAGCAACGGGGTATGCCCCTCGCTTTTTAATTTCATTCCAGCCTCAGCGAATTTAATCTTAAACTCCAACTCACTCAAACCAGTTATTTTTCCTGCAATGTATATTTTCATCCCTCAACCTCTTCTTTCTCATATGTTTTTTTAGCAATCTTTATAACATCTTCATCATCGACAAAAATAAACCAAATTAATGTCGCGATATTAATCACTGGTATCATAACTTTTATCAATCCCGAAATAATGTTATAGGCTCTTTGTGAAAAATTACTTTTTTTCTTTTCATCCTTTAATTTTCCACTAGCAATTAACCCGTTAAGCCTCAATTCAATGCAGAGTATCAAAACCATCCCCACTACAAAATTTGCTATTAATATTTTTATCATTAGTCCCTCGCTTTCTAAATCTCTTCTACGCTATAACTAACCTCTTCAAGACCAAATTTCTCTGATATCATTTTAGAAATAATCATTTTCATGGTCATACCTTCTTTTTCAATCAGTTTTAAGTATTCCTTAGGTATGTCCTTTGTGGCTATCCTTATTTCGAATATCTTTTCATTAACACTAGTAGACTCTATGGTCTGCTTTTGATGAACTGGCTCTGACACTTGAGGCCTTTTTATAACCTCTTCTTTGACTTCTTTTTTCTTATCCTTAACGTCCTTAATTGAAAGACTCCCTTTTTTCGAGTAATCTTCATAGGCTTCTTTCTGATTCTCGTTTGGTAATGTTGAAAGCTCATAAGCAGTTGATATATTAATGTTTTGTTCTTTAAATTCTTCCTTGAAGTCGTTTGAGAGATTCTTTGATATGCTTTCCATCCGTCCAACCTGTGTCGTTGATGTTTTTAGAAATTTTGCTACCAGTTCCCTAACACGTCCTGTTAGTTGTTCTTTCTTCTTGTATTCTTCTAGCACTTCTTTCATCTGCTCAGCTTGAAGAGTCTTTTCCCAGTCTGTTAACTGCCTCGCTGTTGAATTCGTTAGAATGAGCATTAACTTTTCTTTAACGTGACCTAGTTCTGTTTCTACTGAACAAGGGACATATTCAAATTCATCCTTGCCCTCTTCTACTAGAGCGAGTGATGCAAGTCGGCGTCTATGGCCTGCTATGAGTTTATATTTTCCACTATCTTTTTCTCTTACGCTAAGGTTTTGTTTTATCCCAAACATTTCAATGGCATCTTTTAGTTCTTCAATCTCTTTAACTGAGTAAAAATTATTTTCTGATGGTTCTATGTCATGTATGCTAATAGGGATAACTTTTAATGCGTTGCCTTTTTTCTCACCCCTAGAAACTTCGTTCAGCAGTGAGTTTAGATTAAACGTTGACATTTTGACACCTCCATTTGTGTCCGAATCGGACACATTTATTTACTCAAGTATTCTTCTACGAATTTCAAATAGTCGCGCGCAGCTCCACAGCGTCTTGAGTATTCAATTATAGGAGTTGTCGCAAAAGTGCTTTCGTCAACTTTTTCTGTGTATCTTATATGTGTGTCGAAGATTGGATATTCCGTTTGACTCTTTAACCATTCTTCCCCTTGTCTATTGACTTCGTTTCTTCTGTAGCATGTAACGAAACAACCCTTTAAACAAAGCTCTGGGTTTAACTCTTCCTTGGTGTTTTCAATCTGCTCTTTTAATTCTTTAAGTCCATCGAAGGCGAACTTGTCGATTTTAATCGGTACTAATACGTCATCAGAAGCTACAAGAGCATTAATCGTACTGATATTGATATCAGGTGCATTGTCTATAATGCAGTAATCATATTCCTCTTCTAAGCGCATTAATGCTGATTTAAAGCGCGTCTGCTGTGGACTTATTGTGTCTAACATAACCTCAAAGTTCGCTTTAAGTAGTGTCATATTGGCAGGAATAAGGTCTAAGTTTTCATATTTTGTCGGTATAATTAGTTCCTCTAAGTTTCCAAAGCGTTTTGTCATTAAATCTGCGACACTTGGTCTATCATAACTGTGTAAACCAAGCATTTTGGATGAATCACCCTGTTTATCATTGTCAATAAGTAAAACGCTCTTGCCATGAACAGTCGCTAATATATGTGCAATATTAACCGACGAATTGGTTTTTCCTGTACCGCCTTTAAACTGAAATATTGTTATTGTTTTCATAAGATATATGCCTCCCTTTTAAATCAATCCTTACTTACATAGTTCATCCAAATTCATAGTGATCTGTTCATCTTCTCTCCACTCGACACCTATATAATCTAAGACTTCACCCCAGCCCATCTTGTACATCCAAAATTCCCATTCTCTAAAGTTAGTCTCACGTAATCTATCAAATCTATGTGGTCGATTTTCCATATGAATCCCAAAGCCACACATGGAACAACCCGTCCGTTTTGCTTTAGTTGTTTCTAGTGAACCATCCTCTAATTTTTCGATTTCTCCATAGATTTCTGGAATTGGTACCTTAAGGTCTATAGCTAACTGTAAAAGGTCTGTCCTATTAAATATGGCAAATGGGCAACTTCTGACAGTCGTCTTTCCATAATAGTTACAACCATTTTTCATTAACGCCTTTTGTCTTTTTCCACCTTCTGATGCCATAAGGCCTAGGTAAGGTTTAAGTTTTGTTTCTTTCGCAAAATCATTACACGGCCTTTCTTTCATGTAATAACAGCATTTGTCCGAAACCTTGAAAGGTGCTTCTTTCTCATAGAATAAAGCTTGCCACTTGTTCGCTAACTTCATATGGGGTGATTTTTTATAACCGCCTTGCTCACCTGTTTGACCCGTCAGTATAGCGTTTCTTATTGTGGCGTTCTTATCGGTTGGGTTTTGCAGTGTGTGGACTTTTCTAGCCACATCCTTACTAATCACTGGATATCCAAATTCTTCGATTACCTGGACCTTACTTTTTATAGGTTTTAATTTAATAAAGTTAGGTATCTGGTCATGTACCTTTTGAATCGTTATATCCTCTAAACATGAGACGCTTACGCCCTGTATATTAGGATTCACATACTTTCTAACGAAATATAACAAGACAATGCTATCCAGTCCTCCAACCGACACATAGACATCACCGTTTAGATGCTCGTAAAACTCTCGTGCTTTATTCACTGCATGTGCCACTTTAGCTTCATAAGGCAAACTTTGTTTTTGCATAAATTCATATATTTCCATGTCATCTACCTTTCTACTCGATATAATTCTTTCCGAAGATACGCCACCATTTGTCCCATGCCTCTTCTTCCGTTAAATTCTCTGTATCTATTTGATGATCTAACCACTTTCTTTGCATTAAGGCTTTAAATTCTTTGTTTTTCTTAACACCCTCATCATCTTCGTGAAGCCAGTGGTGTGTTTGACCAGGTACATAGATATATAATCCCTCTTGGATAGATAAGAGTCTTCTACAGCCGCCTATTGGCTCATGTGGGTGTAAGTCATCATATGCGCCTTGGTCTGGCATCATGAAAAACGGGGTTTTATCATTTTGAATAATAGATGGTGGTCTTTTACTCAATTAATTCACCTCTCTTTCATGTTTACCTCTTGTCGCTAGCGCACTTCTCCCTAAGACTTGACCAATTTGGTCGTATGAATATCCTGCATCATACATCTGGATTAGTTTTTTAGATTCGGAATCAGTCCATGCTCTACACTCTTTTTTCAAAGGCAATTCTTTTAAACCTAAAGTAGCAATACGTCTTTTAATTGATGATTCTGACCTATTTAGACGATTTGCTAGACCTGTGTAATCATATCTGAATGTTCTTAGTAACTGCTTTAATAAGTCGTCTTCCTCTTTAGTCCATATAGTCTTTTTTACGTTTTTCTGAATATCTATGGCGCGCTTTTCCTTCACCCAGTCAGGTTCTTTGCCTAGGCTGTTTTCTTCTAGATCTTTAAAGTTCACTAGTTGCTTATTTTTCTCCGCCCACTTCCAAAACGCATCAATTTCAATGACACGGAAGTTGGAGGTTTTTATCTTTTTATTCTTGATAGGGCATCCTGCAGCAAGCCACTTTTTCTTATAACCTGTATAACTTTGTCCTATGCCTAGCTCTTTAAATAGTGTGTTTAGGGTGATATAAGAGCCACTTTCTAAATAGCTCGATAAGCCCAGTCTGCTTACCCTATTAGTAACAGCATAAATAGTTCTACCTAATTTATTCGCTATAGCAGGAACAGAGGCTATACCCCACTTTTCCTCTAAATACAAATCTTCTTCTTTAGTCCAATTAGGCCCTCTCATTCTAATCTCTCCTCTTTATCAATTCTCTTTAACCTCAAATATATTGAATGTCCTGTATACTCATTTTCGTAAGCGTTCATACCATTATCTTTTCCAGCGACTGTCCATCCTGGATATCTTTTTTGAACTTCCTCAACAGTTAAATTGTTAGCAAAGTTCTCAACATCACGTCTGCTTCTATATTTGCTATCGCGCGTTGTCGAATATGGCCTAACTAAGTTTTGAGAACTTGACCACCTTTTCTTTTTGTTAGGCGCTTTAGTCAGGTAATTGGCTAACTTTGCCAAACCTTCCTCATCGGGCTGTAATCTTTTGATGTTGGCAGTTCCATAAACATCACCCTTTTTTTGACCCTTCTTGCGTTTTTTTCGCCATAAGTCTTCAAGAACATCTCTATCGAGCCCACTATTTATGAGAATATGATGATGGATTCTAGTCGGCTTACCATCCTTGGTGTTTGATTCTGTAATTAAAATATATTTCAGTGGATCTAAGCCATCCTTCTTTCTCTTGTATGCTACGCGTCCTAAATAGTTCTTTGCTTGTTTTTTCGCTTCCTCAACAGTAGATGGCAAAGATCTGTTATTGTAGGTTAATGTCACGTAATAATCATTACGGACAAAATTACTATGAACCAACCACCTAAAATACCTCTTAGCATTTTTATCATTTAGGTTATTTTGCTTAGGTGCCGATTCAACTTTCTTTTTTGCTCTTTTACCTCTAACGTTTTTCTTTTGATTATCTGTGTAATGAAAAATATCAACATCCATGTAATCAGCGTTCATATAATTCTCACCACAAATAATCCTTTTTTCTCTAATAAAACTTTTCACAACTACCCCCTATGATTTATCCTTGGATGATAGCCGCAATAAGTACCTCTATGAATTTATATAATCTACTCCCATAAATTAGGTTTCGTTGAAAAGATAATACCTATTACAAGCCCTTAATGCGCCTACTCTTTTAGCGCTTTAGTGATTTATTTCGTTTTGAATTATTTGTAAGTTTGTGGTATATTATGGTTATTCCATCACTCATTCTTGGTGGGAAATATGGAATATTCGTTCGGAAAAGGACCCTTGTCTTACAAGAGTCCTTTTCTTTTGAACCCACAACGTCCACATAAGTAAAATCTACAGTTCTCGTTGCAATGCGACATGCATATTAATCCTTTATGCCGTGGGCAATGTACTCGTGAACGTACTTCTTTATAATTTTTCTGACATAAGGCACATACTAGGTTCATGTATATTGTTTTCTTCATTCCCCAGCCCTCCATGTTCTTTGCTACTTTAATCCGGAAATCTCACTAATACATTTAGGACAGACATTCTTCCCCTTGAGATTTCTCACATTCTTCGCCTGACCGCAGAATACACAAGCGGGTTCATACTTCTTAAGAATGATTGTGTCACCCTCTACGAATATTTCTAAGCCGTCTTTTTCTCCAATGTTGAGTGTTCTTCTTAACTCGATTGGGATTACAATTCTACCTAGCTCATCCACTTTTCTTACCATGCCTGTTGATTTCATATCTATATCCTCCTAGTCTTCTACCGTTTCAATAAACTCATTCGCTAAATTAACTACGTGCTTAACTGCTACTGGATCACTTAAGTCATCTTCCACCACAGCGTTTAACATCTTCTGTATAATGTCCATTAGCTTGTCTTTCATCTTCTAAGCCTCAATTTCTTCTATTAAAATATTCATGACCTGCTGTAAGGCCTCTACGTCTTCAAGTTTTTGACCTGCATTCTCATCTATAGGTCTATTTAATCTGTCGTTTAATAATTTACTTATCGCTCTGCGTGATACTGTTAGCTCTACACTGGTACATACACTAGAGAGCGGAAGTGTAAAGCCTTCGTAATGGATTTGCAAGTATTCTCTTTTCATGGATTATCCTCCTAGGCCCATCTACTAGGGCCACTCACTACATAGAACTGTCTTTTATTTTGTTCAATTAATGTGAATTTTACTTTTCCCATAAAGGATTCAAAATATAGCGGTCTTAGTCCCATTCTTGCTTCAATGCCCCATGCGTTATAGTAGTTAACTAGGAACTTCTTTAGCATTTCTTGAACCTTTGGTTCAAACTTCTCAAAGCCACTAATTTTTTCAATGTCTACACCGTGAATTGCTTTTAGGTCCTCTACACTCGATAATGTATATCTGCCTCGACCACGTTCTTTGTACTTCTCTTTGATTCTCTTAAGTTCTTCATTCATTTCTTATCACCTCATTGAATTTTTCTCTTTAATGTGATATTATGAACATGAAATATTTGAGTCAGCCTTTATGCCGTTGCAGCGGCTTGGCTGTTTTTTTATGTTCACTTTTTCACATATACCAATCATTACTAGGCTCCTTCTTCAAGTTCCTTAATCATGCAGTCCGAAGTTGCTATTTTGATTTTACTGAATGCGATCTCATACTTTTTTAATCGATGTTCAAGGTCATCCACCTTTTTCAATAACCTTCTGCGTTCTAATGGAGACAACGGATTAAAATCTGTCTCTTCTACAGCCAGTATGTCTTCTATCTTAAAAATATTGTTTCTGCCTATCTTGGCACAAGGACTGATTATCCCTTCTTTCACATAATTATCAATAGTGGCTGTTGTGCACTTCCAGCGATATGCTAGTTCTTTTTTTGACCACGTCGGTTGATGCCAATCCTTTACGATGACACTGCTCATTTTCATCACCTCCTATTTCCTTTTGCTAATCGCCAAGCGTTACGACAATCCTCTTTTATCTTTTCAAGAGGAGTCATTTTAATATACTCCTCTGCTAGAAAACAATTCCCAGCTGGCATCATGTATTTGAAATTTTCAATATTCACAGCACCAACTGCTTTTAACCATTCTTCTTTTTCCTTAAGTTCTAATTCGTCTGTGGTTATTTTCTTAGGAACAACTATCTTTATTGATACTTTCGACTTTCTTCTTTTAGCAATATAAACAACTGGAACTTTTGCGCCTTCTTTTTCTTTGATGGAAGACTTTAATTTAAGTGTTATTTTTCTTTTCATTTCGATACCTCAACAATTTCAAGCTCTACCTCACCTATAAAAACCCTTTTGTTATTTTCAATAAAAAACACCCAGTTGTCAGAATCTACATATAGAGTCCGACCCTCTTTTAGTGTTTCTTCAATCGAAAGTCTATCCCAACCTAAAATAGGGTGATGGATTTCGGGATTGTATTCAGTCATTTTATTGCCTCGCTTTCTTATACTGCTCTAAGGCTTTATCTTTTGACATGACATCACCTCGGTTTTATTCAATTTAATCGGTCTAGTTAACTTCCTTACTTTTCCACTTTATAAATAAATGCTATACTTATCTTGCAACCTATCTCTTTATAAGTTGTTTATTCCGATATATTAAATAAAAAGGAGCAAAATATGGATAATCAAACTTTAAATTTGCTTAAATTATTTGAAGAACGCAATTCACTTTCACTAGTTCAACTTGCTGCAATCCTTAATACAGACCCAATTTCCTTATCTGAATCTGTTGCTTATTTAAAAGATTTAAACTATATTAAATTTCAATCAAATCATAAAAATAACAACGATAGTTTAACGCTTGATGCTATCTTGACGATTTCTTACTCTGGAAGAATTGCTCTAAAAAATGATTTAACTTCAAAAAAACATTTCAAATATACAGAATTCAGAGCTTGGTTCACATTTTTAATCGCACTCGCAGCATTTGTAAAAAGCTTTTTTTACTAATTCAAAAACGACTTAATAAGAGCTGCTAACGCCATTAAAGTTACAGACCATTGAATGCACTCATATGCTATTGGGTGCTTTTCTTTTAATTTAGTCCACATGATTTATCACCTTCCTTTCTTAGTATTGTTCTAAGGCTTTATCTTTTGACATGACATCACCTCGGTTTCTTCTGATTTAATTGTCATAGTCCTAGTTCCAAATTTAACTTATGAAGTTAAATTTATACCAAAAAAAATTCTTCTTGGATCTTTTATATCCAGCAACTCCATCATGCTCTCTATTTCATCCGAACCAAACACTCCTGCTTTTAACTTCAAACTAAACGTTCTTGGAGTTATCCCTAACTCCTTCGCAACTTCTTTTTGAGTCAATCCTTTTGCAACTATTGCACCTTTTAATTCATTTACCAGTAACATAGCGACACCTCCTTTTTTAACTTATTAAGTTAATTAGAGTTTACTCTTTGAACTTTAACTTGTCAAGTTATTTAATTCTATTTTATAGAAGTTTTTTTTGCTTAATAAGATAAAACATGCTATTATATAACCAAGAATTTCAGAAAGGTGTGATTAAATGACTATTGGCGAGCGAATAAAGATGTTAAGAGAGAATCATAACTATACTCTTGCCGAAGTGGGAGCAGCTATAGGCGCTAGCGTCCAATCTCTATATAAATACGAAAATGGAATAGTTACTAATATTCCTTCCGATAAAATAGAAGGGCTTGCAAGAATATTTAGTGTCTCCCCTGCATATCTTATGGGTTGGGAAGACGAAGTCAATAACAATACTTATGTTCACCCAGATATTTTACCTTTGAGGACTAAGAAAATACCTCTTCTTGGTGAAGTGGCGTGTGGCGAACCAATCCTAGTTAATCGTGAATATGAATTGTACGAAGAAGTTGACGAAACCCTAAATGCTGATTTCTGCGTCAAAGCTAAGGGTGACAGTATGATTAATGCAAGGATTCAGGACGGGGATATTGTCTTTATAAAGAGAGTTCCAGAAGTTTGTAACGGCGAAATCGCTGCTGTGGTTATAGACGATTCAGTTACTCTAAAGAGGGTTTATTTCAATAATGATAATAAGCAACTTGTTTTGCAAGCTGAAAATATCGAACACGCTCCACAGGTCTATATTGGTAGCGATTTAGAGCAAGTAAGGATTTTAGGGCGTGCCGTTGGATTCCAGAGTATAATCAAATAGAATTATAAATCTAATTTATAATTCTATTGTTTTCAAGATTTAGAGAGGGGAGTATAAAAGTTGAAAAATTTTTTTAAATTTATCATTGTCACTATTTTATTTTTGTTTGGTACTAGTTTATTAATTAGCGGTAATTTTTTCGGACTACTTTTGTGTTATTTGGGATATCGGCTTTTCAAAAGCGCCCAAAATGATATTGTTCTTCCTAAAAACACAACTCAAAATGTTGATTTAGTGACTGAACCTAAAAGCACCAGTATAGAAATTGAGCCTGTAAATTCAATCATACCGAACAATGTTACGCTCACCAAAAAAGAGCTTAGCCAATACTCTACTAAAATGGAAATTGACAATACTTATCGTATTTTAGATGATTGTTTTTATTTAGTAAAGAATACGAAGAATTTCGATACGTTCATCACGCGCTTTGAATTAGGTTCAGAAAAAGCAAACATACTTCAACAATTGCTTGATGCAAAAAAGCTGAAAAACAAGAAAAAGGCTCAACCATACATAGATTTGTTCATCAAATCATCAGATGGGCTTATGATTAAAGGGATCCAACAATCTTATGACGACATGATCGTTAAAAGTATGAATCTTAAAACAGAGAAAGGGAAAGAAAATAGACGGGTTAAGTATTTCAATCTATTGGAAGAACATCGTCATAAATTTAGTCCGATGGTTTTAGAGTTTATCGAGACTTTAAAAACGAATATACATCAACCTGTAGGGCAAAATCTTAATATTCATGTAGAGATACCCACTATTGATATCTCGGATTCAACAGATCTATCATCCGTAGATTGATTTGACAAATTTACATAATTAGAAAAAAAAGGGGCAATCAAATTGAATCAATATGATAAATTCGAAGCAGCTAGAATTGTAGCAGAGCGACTTGGTGTTAATTTCATTCACATGAACGCTGATGATGACGCACGTTTTGATGATGATGATATAGAGAACTTAGTTGAGTTCTTTCAAGATTTAGAATCAAGAAAAAAATAAACTATTTTGTTTACAAAATATATTGAGCCTAGCAAGGCTCTTTATATATATTCACTAAAGAACATACATTCTACAGAAAGGAGGTTTATCATGGATTACAATCCAACGTATCGCCAAAAGGATAATGGCTGGCAGGTTATTATAAGTTACAAAGATGCAAATGGCAAATGGCGCCAAAAGTCTAAGCAAGGATTTGAGACTAAGAAAAAAGCTAAGGCTGGCGGTGAAGTTATCATCGAGAAATTAAAGGAAGAATCAGCATTAAATACACCTGTTGATCTAATCGATATTACATTTGAAGAATATGCGGATAAATTTTTATTGTATGTTGAAAAGAGTTTTGAGTATTCGACTTTGATTTTATATCGTAAGGCTCTTAAAAACTTTAAAGATTTAAATAAGTTGAAGGTCACTGATATTAATAAGATGCATATCGAAGGATGTATCTTTAAAATGGCTGACAATCTTTCACCTGTAACACAACGCGCTAGATTACAATGTATAAAAGCAATGTTTAATAAAGCAGTTAATGATTATCATATCATCAGCAAAAGTCCAGTAACTGGCGTAAAAATTAAAAAAACTAAGAAAAAAGACCATAAAACCATCTTAAGTTCAATTCAATTAGATGATTTCTTAAAACAAATGAATGATTTGTCCTTTAGTCATTACGTGTACGCCCTAATTGCAGCGCACTCTGGTTTGAGAAAAGGTGAAACATCGGCACTTATATGGGCTGATATTGATTTTATTAATAATACAATATCGGTAAATAAGCAACTAAAAGAATCACCAAACGGTAAAGTGATAGGTGAATTAAAAAGTAAAAATAGTTATAGGACTGTTCCTATGTCCAAATTACTTAATAAGGAATTGCGCAGATACAAAAAAAATAGTGTAATTGATATAAACGGCCGCCTCTTCCCGGAAGATGCCTATTATAATCAAATACACTATCGTATGAATAAGACTGCTTATAAACTTCGATATCAAGACCTTAGACACACATATGCTACATTGCTTTTAGCAAACGGCGTAGATATCAGAACCGTTGCAGCTTTACTTGGCGATACAATTCAAGTGGTTATGGACACTTACATTCATTTTACAGATGAAATGCGATTGAACGCCAAAAGTTCGATTGCAAATATTTTTTAA